CTGGATCAAGAATAAGTACTCAAATGAGTGGCAATGCCCAAACATTCACCGTACAAGTATCCGATGCAGGAGAATTAGATTTGTTGGCAGCAGTAACAATCTCAGTAGATTTTACTGGAACAACAACCGATGCAACTGCTTTAGCAGATGCAATAAACGGAGCCGGCGTTAAGAATTTAAGTGCAAATGTAAGTGCTCAAAATAAAGTAACGATATCGCATTCTTTAGGCGGAGAAATGAAATTTGTAGATACAGACGGTGTATTAGCGTCTGCTGGTTTTGTTCCATACCAAGATGAAACAACAGGAGTAGAAAACCTGTATTATTGGCCTGGTACTGATACTAATACAAGTCCGTGGCAATTACAGGGAACTTTATGGAAAGTTTTAAGTTACACAGCAAGCGATACTGAAGTTGTAGCAGACACTGCTGATAATTCTTTATGGTACAGTTCTATTATTGACGAAGTTGACATTCTTGTCCACAACGGTAGTGAATTTGTAGGATATCAATACGATGGTGCATCAGGTATGTCAGGTACCGCTAGCCCATATTATACTGCAATTGAAGCAGACCAAACTGATCCTAATGGACCAATAGTAAGTGCGTCAATGCCAAAAACTCAAAGCGATAACACTGCTCTAGTTACTGGAGATCTATGGATAGATACTTCGAATATAGAATTATATCCTCAAATTTTTAGATATAATAATGATAGGACAGACTTACCAAAAGCAAATAGATGGTTTATTTTAGATACGTCAGATCAAACAACAGAAGATGGTGTTTTATTTGCTGATGCAAGATATAATACATCAGGTGTGAATAGCGATAAACCAGGAGATATTGTAGATTTGCTGGCTAGCGATTATGTTGATCCAGATAGTCCTGATCCAGCATTATATCCTAAAGGAATGTTATTATTTAATCTAAGACGAAGTGGTTTCAATGTTAAAAGATACAAGAAAAACTATTATGATTTAGCCGGTAAGAATGTAAGATATAATAACGAATCAATGACTGGGTTGACTCCAGAGACTACATATTTTCCTGATAGATGGGTAACTGAATCAGGAAATCAAGTTGATGGTAGCGGATCGTTTGGAAGCATTGCACAAAGAAAAGTTGTTGTTCAACAATTGCAAGCTGTTGTTAACAGCAATGATGAAATTAGAGATGACGAATCGAGATTATTTAATTTAATGGCTTGTCCGGGATATCCAGAGCTAATTGGAGAAATGAATTCATTAAATTATGATAGAAACCTATCAGCATTTATTGTAGGCGATTCACCGTTTAAATTACAACCAAATGCTACTGTGCTTAATGAATGGGCAACTAATGTCAATGGAGCAACAGAAGACAATATTGTTGGTTTAACTTCAGCAGATCCATACATTGCAGTTTATTATCCAAGCGGTTTTACAAGTGATAATTTTGGTAATAATATTGTTGTTCCGGCTAGTCATATGATGTTAAGAACTATTGCTTTAAGCGATCAAGTTTCTTATCCTTGGTTTGCACCTGCAGGAACAAGAAGAGGTAACATAACTAATGCAACATCAAGTGGAACTGTTACAGCTGAAGGCGAATTTAAAACTTTGGCAATGAATGAAGGTATGCGAGATACACTATATTCAAATAATGTAAACCCAATTACTTTTATAACTGGTGCTGGACTTGTATGTTTTGGGCAAAAAACAAGACAATTAACTGCTAGTTCTTTGGATAGAATAAATGTTGCAAGACTTATAATTTATTTAAGAAGTCAATTGAAAGTTTTAGCTAAACCTTATCTTTTTGAACCAAATGACAAAATTACAAGAGATGAAATCAAGCAACAAACTGAAACGTTATTGCTTGAACTTGTTGGACTAAGAGCATTGTATGACTTTTTAGTGGTGTGTGACGAATCTAATAATACACCTTCTAGAATAGACAGGAATGAATTATATGTAGATATTGCTATTGAGCCAGTGAAAGCAATTGAATTTATCTACATACCATTAAGAATTAAGAATACCGGCGAAATATCCGGGCTTTAATTTAGGATAAATATATTAGGAGCAAATTAAATGGCTATAGCAACATTATCTAAAATGACAGTGCCCTTAGCATCCGGTGATTCAGCATCATCGCAAGGGCTATTAATGCCAAAATTACAATATCGATTTAGAGTATCGTTTAATAATTTTGGTGTAAAAACACCTACTACTGAATTGACAAAACAAGTTGTAGATTGCAGCAAACCAAATTTATCATTTGATCAAATAACACTAGATGTTTATAACTCTAGGGTTTATTTAGCAGGAAAGCATACTTGGGAACCAATTACAATTAACTTACGTGAAGATGTCAATAACGAAGTACAAATTCTAGTAGGTGAGCAGTTACAAAAACAATTTGACTTTTATGAGCAATCTAGTGCAGCTTCTGGATTAGATTATAAATTTACAACTGTAATAGAAATATTAGACGGCGGAAATGCAGCAAATGTACCAACTGTTTTAGAAACTTTTGAACTTTATGGATGCTATTTAGAAAGTGCTAATTACAACAGTTTAAATTATGCTGAATCTGCACCTGTAACAATTACTTTAAACATTAGATACGACAATGCAATTCAAACACCACAAGGTGTAGGTATTGGAACAGCTATTGCTAGAAATGTAAGCACTCTAGCAACCGGCGGTGGAATCTAATTATTTAACAAAGGGATAGTAGAACTATCCCTGCATTTTAAAAGAATTATTATGGGAATATTCGACGGTTTTTTTGACAATCTTGTAAGTGGCATCCTCAATCCAAAAGGAAATTTAGCTGATTGGCGACACGCAAGTCGAACGTTTGTTAAAAATAGTTTTCGATTAGCTCCAAAAGTAAAATTCCTATATCATGTTGCTTTTACATTTAGTCCAGCAATACAAAAAACTTTGCCTACCTGGAATGAAAAAAAACATGGTCTAGAAGCTGGTATAATTGTAAAATCCGCCGATTTGCCTAGTTTTTCTGCAAACATTGAAACAAAAAAGAAATATAATAGAACAGCAAATATTCAAACTGGAATTCAATACAATCCAGTTAATATATCTTTGCACGATGACAATCTAGGAATAGCTACTGGATTATTTGAAGCTTATTACAGATATTATTTTGCGGATGCAAATTATGGCACTGATGAACTAAGACGTGCATATGATAAAAGTTGGCCTGCAAGAGATAGCACTTATTTAGGCTCAGAAAGAAATCGATATACATTTGGTTTGCACAATCAAATTACCGATCCATTCTTTAAAGATATACAAATAAGTCAAATGACTAGACATACGTACACTACATACACACTTGTAAATCCAATTATAACAGAATGGAAACATGGAGATGTAAATTCTGCTGACGGAAGTAGCACAAATGAGAATACTATGACTGTTGCATATGAAACAGTTTGGATTGATAGAGGTGGTACTGAAGCAGGACCAGATGGAGATCCAAAAGGATTTGGAGATCTTCCTCATTATGATGTAACTCCTAGTCCTATTACTTTAGTTGGTGGAGGGTCTGTGTCATTAGGTGCAGTTTTGTCAGGTGCAGCCGATTTATTTGATTATGGAAGAACTGGCAAAGGATTTAGCAATCCAATTGCTGCAGCTATTGCAGGTGTAAATTTATTAAACAATATTCAAAATCTTACACAGGAAGGTATTACCGAAGACATTACTAACATTATCACATCAGGATCAGATAGTGTTTATGACAATGTAGTAAGTGGACTTCCTAACACAAGTTTTGATTAAGGAGATTTATGACAGATTTGCCAAGTAAGATTAGAAAAAATTCAGAAACAAAAGTTATTAGATATTTTGATCAATATTTTAATAAACCTGTAGAAATAGCAGCTAGTGAATATGATGCTGTTCTTGGGTTTTTTGAAAAAAGAGAGTTTGATACAACTGCTGCAAGAGTAATAACGCAAGTTTTAATAACACAGGCACGAGCAGAAGGTATTAAAGTTTTTTCCTTGATTGATAGTCTACAAGGTTTGCAAAAAAAACAGCTAAGTTCTGTAATTACAAAAATTATTAATCTTAGTAGAGATAAAACATCTCAATTAGGTTACAAAACTAAAAGTCAAAATAACTTGCGTGAATTACGAAATTTAAAAGATCCTGTTGTAACTACAATAAATATAATAGAAGACGTAGCCGAAGATCCAGTGCAGGATGTTAACTATATTGAACCGGGCTATGTACAAATAGGATATGTAGAATAATGGCAATAGTATTAAGACTTTCAAAAGGCGATACTCTTACATATGCAGAATTAGATGGAAACTTTTCTGATCTAGACACAAGAGTTATATCGTTAGAAGCAAATAAAACAAATTGGGACCAAGCATATACATGGGGAAACCATGCAGCTCAAGGGTATTTAACTTTTTATACCGAAACTGATCCAGTTTTTGTAGCAAGTGCTGCATATGACATAACTACTCAAAATATTAATAATTGGAGCACTGCTTATAATTGGGGAGATCATTCTTCTGTAGGATATTTAACATCAATTAATACCGAAAGCATAGGAAATTTAAGCGATGTAGACTTGAGCAATTCACCAAATATTGGTAATACATTGCAATGGAATGGCACTGCTTGGGTACCATCGCAATCAAGCGGAAGCGAAACAGATCCGGTGTTTGGAACAAGTCCTGCTGCTACAATTGATAATACTATGATTAGCAATTGGAACGATGCATACAGTTGGGGAGATCATTCTTCTGTTGGATACTTAGGCAGTAGTCATCCTACTGCTAATATTGTTGCTTCTAATATAACCAATTGGAACGATGCATACAGTTGGGGAGATCATTCTCTTGCTGGATATTTAACATCGTTAGGAAGTATTGCCAATCATTCAGATGTTAGTTTATCAGGAGTTACAGACGGATTTACTCTTGTATGGCAAACTGATAAATTTGTGCCCCAAGCAGTAAGCGGTGGTACAAATGTTAGTATCGCCGATACTAGTCCCACTAACGCTGTCAATGGCGACATGTGGTGGGATTCAAGCGACGGCGTGCTAAAAATTTATTACAATGACGGTACAAGTTTGCAATGGGTAGATGCAGTCCCGCAAGGCGGGGGTGCAGGAACATCATATACAAATTCTGATGTAGATAACCATCTAAATCAATCCGGACCTACTGATGGCTATGTATTAAGTTGGTCAAGCGGTGACTATGCATGGGTAGCACCAAGTGGATTGTCAATACCATGGACACGATTTTATTTTGATAGAGGTGGTGTGACTCCTACAACAGTAGCTAATAGTGAAAATGTAGGAAAGAATTTTGGATCATGGACTGAGACTACATCATCAAATAATGGAACATCTGGTATTACTCCATCAAGCGCAATTTATGACCCAACACTTTCTGGTGTTACAGTTAACGCTAATGGCGAATTTGAATTTCCTGCAGGTGTCTATGAAGTACATGCGTCTATTCAGTTTAAAATCTATAATACAACCGGAAATTTACAAAAATATGATTTTTATCTTTATGCAGAATCAGGTACAAATTGGGCAGGAAGTTACGATGAACAATTGTTAGTACCTGATACGTCTACGCTTGTTGATAATAATATGATGATTAAGATAAGCGGACTATACGTATTCGAAAATGCAACACAAACAAATAATATATTATATTTACAAATGGGTAGTACAACGTCTCCTGTTAATGCAAATATGTTTCCAGATTATGGATATTTAGATATTAAGAAAATAGGATAGAAAAAATGGCAATTAATTTTCCAAATTCACCACTAGTAAACGATACTCATACAGTAGGTGATACAACTTGGACATGGGATGGTACAAGCTGGAATGCAAATAGTAGTGGAGCAACTCTGCCTATAGCAACTGCAGCAGACGTAGGTGTTGTTAAAGTTGATAATACCACAATTACTGTAACCGGAGACGGAACAATATCATCTATTG